GGATTTCATCGGTAAACCAGGAAAATGGAATGGTAAGAGTTTATTATCCTGACAGAGACAGTACAACTTCAGAATTGGGAATGTTTTATTTTCTTGGAGAATACAAAACGCCAAAAGTGAATGATCAGGTAATTGTACTTCATCTGTCAAATGATACAAGCTCGGGCGTTGTCTTAGGCGGATTTTGGAATGAAGTCAGCAAAGCTCCCAGGGAAACAACCTATAAAAAGGAAATGGACAGTAAAAGTTACGAAACTCTTCAAAACGGAATATTTACAGTACATTCTCGGGAAATCAGCCTGGAAGGAGAAAAAGGGGCGATCAGCCTTACTGAAATTCTGGATATGAAAGCCAGGCTGGAAAAATTGGAAAGGAGTCTGCAGGAATGATTGGGATATTAGGAAGTCTGCGTTTCCGTGTCAACGACAGCCGGGTATTTACTTTCCATAATTTAAAGAGAGAAGTATCTGCGTCATGGAGTACGATGGAACGGATTGGACAGAAACCTCTTAGTGAATTCAATGGACCTGATTTGCAGACCATAAGTTTCGATATAACGCTGGATGCGTCTTTGGGCGTAAAACCAAGATATCTTTTGGGAGTACTGGAACGTATGGTAGAGACAGGGGAAGTAAATACACTTGTTATCGGCAAAAAAATGGTTGGAAAAAACAAGTGGGTTATAACAAAAAGTTCAGAAGCCTGGGAGGTTGTATTAAGAGGCGGAGAATTGTACCGGGCCAGTGTATCGTTGACATTACAGGAATATTTATGAGGTAAATAAATGGTAAATTATGAGTTATCAATGTCTGGCTTATCTAACCGACTGGAAGAGGAATTAAAAAGAAACTTAAAAGCGCTGCTGGAAACAAGAGCTGGTACCCAGCCGTCTGACAGGAATTTTGGAGTCTCATGGGATTGTCTCGATGAGGTTCCGGAAGCAGCAGAAAGTTTGTTTTTTCTTGAAGTAACCAGTAAAGTGGAGAAATATGAACCAAGAGTTTCGATAAAAGATATTGTATTTGACAATAAAGAGGGGAAAATCATTCCACATATATATTTTACAGGAAAGGAGGAGTTTAATGGAAAGCAGATTTTCTGATTATCCAGAGGTGAGTTTTATTGAAAACACAAGCTTTTCCGACTTGCAGGAGAAATTAATCCGGGATTATGAAGATAAGTACAGAGAGTTGACAGGAGAAGATATTTCATTGGGATTGGCTGATCCCTATCGTTTGATTCTGTATTCCTGCGCTGTTGCCATTTATCAGGGTTATCAATATGAAGACAGGGCTGGAAAAATGGGATTGCTGAAATACAGTACAGGTGAATTCTTGGATAATCTTGCAGCATTTAAAAAAGTAAAAAGAAATGAAGCGACTCCCGCACGTACTTTAATACGGTTCACGTTATCAGATAAGGTTGAGAGAGCAGTTGTAATACCAAAAGGAACCAGAGTGAAAGGTCCTGATTTGTATTTTATTACAACCCAGAAGAGTGATATAAAACCAGGACAGTTATTTACGGATATTCCTGCTGAATGTGAAGTAAGCGGAACTGCAGGAAACGGTTATCTGCCTGGAGAAATTAAATGGTTAACGGATGTGCTTCCTTATACAATGAAAGTTTCAAATCTTGTGATGACCAGCGGTGGTGCAGACAGGGAAAGCGATGAAGAACTGGCAGAGAGAATTTATTTATCTCCAGTCAGTTATTCCACAGCCGGACCGGAACGTGCATACGAATATTGGGTTAAGACATTCAGTCCTGCAATCGGAGAATGCCGTATTACTTCAGAATCACCGGGTGAAGTGGATATTTATGTCACTATGGCAGATGGTAAGATTCCAGATGATAGTTTATTAAAGGACCTGGAAACTTATTTAACAGACAGTAATGTAAGACCCTTAACGGATCATGTGGTTGTGAAAAAGCCAGAGGAAGTAAATTATAATATTGAATTGATCTATTATATCCACAATGAAGACAGAGACAAGGAAGAAACCATGAAGGCTGCCGTTTCAACCGCCTGCAATAATTACATAGCATGGCAGAAAAAGGTAGGAAGAGATATTAATCCCGCACAGCTTCTGTATCACATTATGGGGACAGGAGTAAAGATGGCTGACATTGTAAAGCCAGTATTTACTGAAATACCCGATTCCGCGTTGGCAATTCCGGATCAAATCACTTTGACTTACGGAGGAAGACGGGATGATTGATTTTTATCACGGTGAGATCAAAGATATCATGCCGTATAACCTGATTACTCCTGAAACAAAAGCGATCAGTTTTGCAGTAAGCCAGGCAATGAAAAAATTGCAGGAGTATTCTCAGGCAAGTCATTTATACGGAGAAATTAAAAAGGTACCGGAAGCTGTGCTGGATCTTCTGGCTTTGGAACTTAATACCCAGTATTACGAGCAGACAATGCCAAGAACCTTAAAAGAGGAGCTGATTGTGCAGACAACTGCCTGGTATATGCGTTCCGGAACTCCTGGTGTACTGGAAGAATTTTTAAGTACTGTACTTGATGGTGGTGAAATTAAAGAATGGTTTCAGTATGGCGGAGCCCCATATCATTTTAAAGCAATGGTGCAGGTGGGAGAACACGAGATACTGCCTGGATACGGATCTGAGATAAAGAGGCAGATAGAGCTATATAAGAATGCCAGATCATGGCTTGAATATGTGGAATTTATAATAAGTTCTTTTACTACATGCCAGATTCGTTATGATAATGCACTTCGATTTCGTAACCGCTTCTTTCCACGGGTGAATACGCCTTATTTGAATCTGGATGGGTTATGGAATCTGTCTGATAAAAAACTAAGTGGATATGACAGTGATGAGAGAATTGATTTTTATCCTGTTGTCCAGAATTATCAAATTAGTATTTCAAAGGAAATATTACCAGGCAGCAAGGTGAGGTTTATGTATGAGGTTCCAGTAAATCGATCCAAAGATGAACGCTTTTGTTTGTTTGGGATTTTTAAAGCAAAATCTGAAGTAAAAAATGCTCTAAGAATAAAAAGTGAAGTTAAAAGTGAAATAAAAACAGGGAATATCAGGGTTACCACATTAAATGAGCTATCTTCAGAATGGAGCCTTGATAATTCCAGAACATTAAACGGAGGATTAACCGTTTTATAGAAAGGACGAAAAATATGGCAGATATTACGAATGGAGTTATCACACTAACTGGCAGAAAAAAATTCTGTAAAGCACATGCAGGAGATATGACACTTCCAATTATTACTCATATGGCATGGGGAGATGGAGGTGTGGAGGACGATGGAAAACCAAAAACAACTTCCGGAAATGAAATTGGTCTTTATCATGAATTGATGAAGAAGGAAATTGAGACTCATGTTTATACAGATGAGACTGAAACAATCTGTCGCTATACGGCTACTCTTAACAAGGGAGAATTGACAGGAAGTGAAATATCAGAAATGGGTTTGTTTGATGCAGATGGAGATTTAATTGCTTACCGGACCTTTATGCGTAAAGGGAAAGATGCAGATATTCCTCAGATCTATGATATGGATGAGGTATTTTAAGGAGGTTTTATAATGGCGTTTTGTGATGTGAAGAATCCGCCGGAATATACGGCTGAAATTCGTAAATGGGACAGGGAAACACTGGCAGATGGCCAGGAGATGGCGGTTGAGATTGAACAGCTTTTTAATAATACTTTTTATAATAAGACGGTTCTGGAACAACATGAACAGTTGATAGAGGTAAATGTTCCGGCTTCTGGCTGGAGTGATACGGCACCTTACAGCCAAAGAGTTGCGGTGGCAGGATTGAAGGCAACTGACAATCCGGTATTAAGCCCCTGTACACCTAAAAAACTGGATGCAGCAGAGGTAAAAATTAGAAGAAAAATGGCGGGAATGATAACTGACGGGGAGACAGAAGAGGGGTATGTGACGTTGTATTGCGGAGAAAAGAAACCAATAGAAGATTTTAGTGTATATCTGAGAGGGGTGAGTGCGAATGGGTAAAGTGAGTATTTCAGGTGTTGGAGGCGTTGGAAGCGGCTCTGATGAGTGCACCGCTACAAGAGCTGAAGTGTTAAAAGGGTACACTGCTATTTCAGGTGATTCTGATGATGAAGTGGTGGAGGGAACCTTAGAACTAACTGGAGATGCAGCGGATAGTCAAGTGCTGACAGGAAAAACGTATTACAATAAAGAAGCAAAAGTAAAGAGAATAGGAACCATGCCAAACTGTGGAGTTGTTTCAGCTGCGCTTAATGCAGGTGGAAGTTATACAATTCCTGCAGGATACCACAATGGTTCCGGAAAGGTGACATCAAACAGTCTGGCAAGTCAGACCCCAGGAAACGCTACTGCAGGACATATACTAAGTGGTCAGACTGCCTGGGTAAATGGGAATAAAGTAACCGGTAGTATTCCGTATCAAAATGCAGATATTTCTGGTACTGATCGTGTGAGAGCAACCAATATGTCTAATTGGGCAGGCACAATTAACCTTGGAGTTAGAAGTGGTCATTATCTAAATGGTGTAAATTGGATTCAACAGGATATTCCAAATTTTCAGCCAGGAAATATAAGACAGAATGTAGACATAGGTGGGGTAAAAGGTACCATGCCTGATTACTCTTATTTGGCTA